TGGCTGCAGCGTCAGCCGCGGGAAGTTCAGATGCTTGCGGCGAGCGAAAGCCCGCAAGACGCTGTGCGCCTGCTGGACCTGCACACCGACGCAACGAGCTCAGCCTCGAACCAAAGAACGCAGCGCCTGAACTCTGCTGCGGCGATCCCTTCGGGGCGGTCTGGTGCCAACGTGCGCCAGAAGGCCGTGGAGGACATGACGCCCGAGGAGTACTGGCGCTACCTGGATGAACTTGATCGACAGAAAAGGTAACCCATCATGCAGACCTATTCCCTTGTTCCTTCCCGGAACCTCATCATGGCGGAGCGCGAGATGCTCAAGCACGCCATGCCCATCAAAGTGCTGAGCACCTTCGGCTCGCAAAAGCAGATCCCTCAGAACAAGACCGACACGGTCGTGTTCCGTCGCGCCCTGCCGATCGACGCCGGCTCCAATGGTGCTCCGAGCATCACCGCCAGCAACTACCTGCTGCAAGAAGGCGTGACCCCTGGTGCTCGCACCATCGCCTACCAGGACGTGCAGGTGACCGTGCAGCAGTACGGCGTGCTGATGAAGCTCAGCTCCAAGGCTGAGTCCATGTACGAGGATGACATCCCCGGCGACATGGTCAAGCTGGTGGGCGAGCACATGGCCAGCATCGAGGAGCTGATTTCCTACGGTGTGGTCCGCGGTGGCACGAACGTCGTGTACGCCAACGGCTCGGCCCGCACGTCGGTGAACACCGGCATCACGCTGAACAAGCTGCGTCAGGCTGCCCGTCAGCTCGAGGCTGCGCACGCTCAGCTCGTGACCGAGAAGCTGGCCTCTTCGGTCAACTTCGGCACGACCGCCGTCGAGCCTGGCTACCTGGTGTTCATCCACACTGACATGGAAGCCGACTTCCGTAACCTGACTAACTTCGTGCCGGTGGCTCGTTACGGTCAGCAGAAGCCGGTCCATGAGCGTGAGGTTGGCACGGTCGAGCGCTTCCGCATCATCACTTCGCCGTACTTCAAGCCCTTCTTGCAGGGCGGCGGCACGATCACTGCGGGCACCTTCCTGTCCAACGGTGGCACCTCCGGCACCACGGCTGACGTCTACCCCATCATGGTGGTGGCTCAGGAAGCCTGGGGCCAGGTCGCTCTGAAGGGCATGGGCGCGATCCAGCCGATCTACTTGCCTGCAAAGCAGATCACGCACGCCAACCCGATGGGCCAGTTCGGTTACGTCGGCGCCAACTTCTACAAGAACGCGGTGCGGCTGAACGAAAATTGGATGGTCAGGTGTGAAGCGGCTTGCTCTGCACTGTGATCTGATTTGACGGTGTGACCATGAAGACTTGCAGTGCCTGCAGACAGACTTTGTCTTTCGATGTGTTCTCAAAGAACCGCAATCACAAAGACGGTTTGCAGTGTCTCTGCAAGGAGTGCCACAAGGCCTATGCGCGTGACTACTACCAGAGGAACAAGGAACGACACCGCGCTTTACAGCGTGCGTGGAAGGCCGAGCACCCCGGGTACGACGCGGAAGGTCAACGTATCCGTGCGGCCAAGCGTCGCAAGGAACAGGCGGACAAAGTGAACGCGCAGACCGCAGCTCGCAAGAGCTATGTGAAGCGCGCCACCCCCTCCTGGGCCAACAAGTTCTTCATTGCCGAGGCATATCACATTGCCAAAGTACGGGAGAGCATGTTGGGCGGCAAGTGGCATGTCGACCACATCATCCCTCTACGCGGCAAGAACGTGTGTGGGCTGCATGTGGAGAACAACCTTCAGGTGATACCGGCTCAAGCCAATATCAGAAAACACGCAACCTTCTCTGCTTGAAAGGAAGAAGATGCCCATTGAATCTGTAAAGCAACGTGTCAACGCCCTCGCTGGCCCCGGCGATCGTCAAGAACTGGCGATCCTGCTGGCGGCCGTGGTCGACGCCCTGCAGGCCGTAGCGGCTAAGCTGGACGCCGACGGCGGCGTCACCGACACGAACTACGCGGCCACCGTGGCCACGTTCGTCACCGACTGAAAGGAACTTCACCATGTCTGACAATCTCTCCCTCTCTTCCGGCTTTACCGCCGGCCTGTCGAGCGGCGCGTGGGCCGAAGGCACCAACGCCAACACGATCCAGAACGCTGCTGCGGTCACCTATGTGATCGACGGTCGCTTCTACAGCAAGGCGATCACTGACAACATCGCGATCAGCTACAGCGGCCCGTCGGTTTACCAGGCGGCTGCCGGCGGTATCCAGAACGTCAACGGCGGCTTCACGGGTGGCGTCAACGGCTCCACCCGGCTGTACCTGATCTGCCTGGACACGAGCGGCGCTGTGTCGATCGTGCCGGGCCAGATCGTGGACTCTGCCGAGCTGGCTGCTGGCCGCGTGGCGCTGATGTTCCCCGACGCGCCCATCGGCGTGTGCCCGGTCGCCGCTCTGCGCATCGCGCTGACGGCTGGCGTGACGTTCACTCCTGGCTCAACCGATCTGGGTGCCGCCAACGTGACGGACACGTTCTACAACCTGGCCACCGTGCCGGCCAACCCGCTGACTGCCTAAGTCGGCAGGGGGTCACCTTCGGGTGGCCCCCACCCTTGAACACCAGGAGACTTCACCATGACCAGTCGCACCGTCAACAGCTACGAGCGCAATCGATCAGTCGCGTCCGAGGACGTGGACATCGTCAACCGGGTCACGCCCGCGGCCGAGGCTTCATCGCCAGGCGGGGTCGAGATCGACACCGATCGTGTCATCCGCACCGACCAGATCGACGAAGAGTCGTTCATGCGCGACGAGCTCGAGGTTCACTTCAACGAGCCGGGCAACGAGAACGAGCCCAGCTTCGTCGAGGTCAACGTCAACGGCGACTACCGCATGGTGGTCCGAGGCGATACCGCCAAGCTGCGCAGGTATCACATTGCTGTGCTGGCCAATGCCAAGCAGTCGCGTGTGCGCCAGCGCAAGATCGTTGCGCCAGACGGCAGCATGGGCTTCCAAGAGGAGAACGTGCTGTCTTTGACTTACCCCTTCCAGGTCATGCACGACCCGAACCCTCGGATGGGCGTGCCTTGGCTCAAGAAGATTTTGTCGCAGCCGGTCTGATAGATGAACTACCTGCAGCTCGCGCAACGTCTGGCCGTCGAGTGCGGCGTGACTGGTGGCGGCCCGGCGTCGGTCACCGGCCAGACTGGCATGTACGCCAAGCTGGTGAACTGGACCAACGACGCTTGGGTCGAGATCCAGGGCATGCACGACAACTGGAACTGGATGCGCGAGCCGTTCACCTTCGAGACCGTAGCCAGCACTGGCAACTACGATCCGAACAGCGTGACCAACACGGTTACGGGCAACCCGATGACCGACCTTCGGTACTGGTGGAAGGACACCTTCCGTTGCCAGAAGAAGAGCATTGGGGTGCAGGACGAGCAGTGGCTGGTGGAGTGGGAGTACCAGGTCTTCCGCAACACCTACCGCTTCAACGTGCAGGTCAACGGCCGGCCGGTGGTCTTCGCGATCATGCCCAACGACAAGAAGGTCATGCTCGGCCAGATCCCAGACGACGTCTACCAGATCAGCGGCGAGTACCAGATCCTGCCGGTGTCCATGACTGCGAACACCGACACACCGGCCCTGCCGACTCACCTGCACCTGGCGATCGTCTACAAGGCCATGGAGTACTACGGTCTGTACGAGGCCGCGCCTGAGGTGCTGCAGCGCGGCACTACGCAGTTCTCGAGGCTGCGCAATCAGCTCGAGCGGGAGCAGCTCCCTGAGCTGTACCTGGGGAACCCCCTGGCCTAAGTCTTCACCATGGCTCAGGCTCAACTCCCTCGCGTTCAGTACGACCTGATCCGCCTCGCAGGGGGCCTGGACCAGGTCACGCCGACGCTGACCCTGCCGCCAGGCTTCGCGCGCAAGGCCGCCAACTTCGAGTGCAACGTCAGCGGCGGCTACACCCGCATCGCCGGCTACGAGCGTTTTGACGGCCGCGCCAAACCGTCGGCCGCCCTCTACAACATCCTGAACTGCAACCTGACCGGCTCGGTGTCGGTGGGCAACACGATCGTCGGCATGACGTCCGCGGCCACCGGCAAGGTGCTCGCAGTCAGCGGAGGCGCGGTCGTCGTCACCCGCCAGACGGGGACCTTTGTTGCGCAAGAGGGCGTGTCGGTGTCTGCCGTGCAGGTGGGCACGATCACTGAGCTGCAGGGGGTGAGTGCTGACGGCCTGACCGATGCTCAGTACCGCAACCTTGCGGCCGACGAGTACCGCACTAGCATTCAGGCTGTGCCGGGCGCTGGCAATGTCTTGGGCGTGGCCATTTACAAGGGTGACGTCTACGCCTGGCGCAACGCGGTGGGCGGCGCCAGCGCGGCGATGTTCAAGGCCACAAGTGGCGGGTGGGCGGCAGTTGCATTGGGCTTTGAGCTTGCGTTCAATAGTGGAACAGGCACAGCTATCGCCGAAGGAGACACGGTCACTGGGCAAACAAGCGGGGCCACGGGTGTCGTAGCCCGCGTTGTCGTTGAAAACGGCACATCGTGGTCGGGCGCAACTGGCAGGTTGATTCTTTCCAGCACCTCAGGGACGTTTGCCGCGCCGGAGCATCTTCGAGTTGCAGGAACCACTCGCGCGCACGCGGGCGGGGCGGCTACAGCGGTCACACTGGCGCCGAACGGCCGCTATGAGACTGTGGTCGGCAACTTCGGTGGTAATGACACCAACTACCGACTGTACGGCTGCGACGGCGTCAACCGTGCGTTCGAGTTCGACGGCACCACGTTTGTGCCGATCGCCACGACGATGCCCAACGACAAGCCCGCTCATGTGGCTGTCCACAAGCAGCACTTGTT